GGTAGATAAAAGTAAAGTACTGTTTTTAAACAGTTCATTTATCAAGAGCGATACCACCGACGGAAAGACAACTAGTATAACAATTGAAGGGTACGCAAGTACCGATGATGTTGATAGACAAGGAGACATTGTCCCAGCAAGTGTATGGAAAAAGGGTATACAAAATTATTTGAAGAATCCAGTAATTTTGGCATATCATGACCATAGCGAGCCAGTTGGTAGGATGGTAGAGCATAAAGTTGACGGTAAAGGATTGTGGATTAAAGCCCGTATATCTTCAGCCGCCGGCGAAGTGTTCAGTCTTGTAAAAGATGGCATCTTAACGGCATTTAGTATCGGATTTCGTATCGTTGATGCGGAATATGATGCAGCCAAAGAGTTGTTTGTGGTAAAAGAGTTAGAATTGCACGAAATTTCAGTAGTGTCAGTTCCAGCTAATCAAAATACACTATTTAGTCTTTCTAAGGCGTTTGATACAGCCGAAGAATTTAAATCTTTCAAACAGCAGTTTGCACCCGAAAGCGATTCAGCTAAAGGGCTAGAATCCTCAACGGAAGCAGACAGCGAAATTAAAAAGGAATGGGAAATGGATCCTAAACAATTAGAACAAATGTTGGCTGATGCAGCTAGCAAAGCGGCTGAGCAAACTGCAAAAGCCATCGTCGAATCACAGGCAAAAGCATTGGCCGATAAAGCCGCTGCTGACAAAGCTGAAGCCGAATTAGATGCCCGCGTTAAAGCCGCTGTTGCTTCTATCTCTACTGGTGACACAGGTGCTGAGCGCTTGCTGGCCGAAGTTGAGAAGCGTTTAGCTACTTCTGAAGAGTCACATAAAACAGTGTTAGCTGGTTTAGAAGCTTCTTTGAAAGAAAAAGCTGCTGAAATCGAAGCAATCACAAAATCAAAAATGTCTTTCCAAGAAGCCAAAGATGGTATGTCTTATGGTGACAAAGAAAAGGCTGTTATGTTGGCTAAAATGGCCGGCAAGTCAATCGACAGCACACGCCTTGGTCGTGAATTAGTGCAAAAATACGGTGCTCACGTGCCTTCAGCTACATGGGAACTTGAAGTTTCATTAAACATGGAATCTGAAGTTCGTCGTCGCTTAGTTGTTGCTCCTATTTTCCGCAACATTGCTATGCAAACCAACGTGATGACAATCCCAGTGAATCCAGAAGCAGGTACTGCTACTTGGGTTACTAACGCTGAGTTTGGTGCCGTTCCTGCTACCCTTGGTGCAGCTGGTGCTTCTGCTGGTGGAAATGCTACTCACGCTCTCAAAGAAATCACTTTGAATGCTTATAAACTTGCTACAAACGAGTATACAGCATACGAAGAAGAAGAAGATTCTTTGTTGGCTTTGATGCCAATCATCCGTGATGGTATGATCCGTCGTGTTGCTCGCGCCGTTGACAAGGCTTTCTTGTTAGGTGCTGGTTCCGGTTCTGATCCTGTTAAAGGATTGTCAATCTGGGCTACTAACACCACGGCTGTTGGCGCAAGTGCTCCTAATACCGTCGCTGCTGGCTTAAACGTTGCTAAATTGCGCACATTGCGTCAAGGTTTGGGTGCTTGGGGTCTTGATCCAGCTGAAGTGATTTATATCGTTAATACCGATGTTTATTATCAATTGCTGGAAGACACAACCTTCCAAACAATGAACCAAGTTGGTACACAAGCTACACTGTTAACCGGTCAAATCGGTCAAATCGGTGGAAGCCCTGTGTTGGTCTCCGCAGAGTTTGCTTCTCCAGGTACTGGTGTTGCAGGTGCTATCTGTGTAAACCCAGGCAACTTTATCGTTGGTAACCAGCGCGGTCTCCGCATTGATACCCAAGAATTGGTTGAAACACAGCGTCGCGTTATGGTGGCTAGCCTCCGTACCGGTATGACACGTGTTACTACTAACTTAGGTAACGCTGTTACAGCTCACAAGTACACAGCATCTTAATTTGATGATGTAATTGTTAACAAGACCCTTCGGGGTCTTGTTTTATAAAGGTATTCGGTGCCTTTATAAAACAAGCGAGGTAAACATGGGATTAAATCTTACAACAAAAGCAGACTATAAAACCTATGCTGGAATTAAAAGTACTAATGACGACGCTGCTATTGATTTTATCATTCCAAAAGTTTCGGACTTAGTAAAAAATTACTGTAATAGAACATTTGTAGATTATTGGGAAACACCCAAAGTCGAAATCTTTAACGGCGGAGTTAAAAGGTTTATTTTAGCGGAAACACCTATAGTTGCTATTAGTAGCGTTCAAGGAAGCACTGACTACGGTCAAACATATACTGCTTTAACACAATATAAAGAATGGGTACTAGAAGATAATACAATACTAAGTTTAGATGGTACTGGTTATTTTCCTAAATTAATTAAAGGCTACAAAGTAACATATACCGCAGGATATAACGACGTACCTAATGACTTAGAGCTAGCAATACTAGACTTAATAAGTTATTACCGTAAAGCTAATAGCGCAGTGCACAGTACTCGCGATATGACGCCAAACACTGCACAAGTTACTTATATAAGCAGCACTAACCTTCCGTCACATATTAAGCGCATACTAGATTTACATAAATCGGACTATACATGAGCGCAGAAGCTTTTAGACGTACCTTAAATAAAGTACCTGAACTTAAGCAATGGGCAGAAGGCAAAAGAGATACTACTTCAATATTGCAGCAAACACGTAAGTCTAGTAGAACTGAAATAGAAAACTCAACAGTAGATTTAATAATTCCAATAGGGCAACTTAAAAGTATACTAGGCGATACTACTGCTAATAGTATATTTAGCGAAATAAAATCTGGTAAATACCTACAAGTACCCGAGGCTGTAGTTTATCACAATTACGTAGGCCAAGAAACAATAATTTTTAAGGGTTTAAACTTCAGAAGTTTAAATACTAAAGTAGCAGGTTACTTACAGCAGATAGCTAAAGATGCTGGTGCGCAAAATGCTGAAAATGTATCTGAAACAGTTTTAAGCGAGATAAAGAATCGAAAATATGATAGAGGTCACGTATATGGGTGGGCTAATACTTTACTACAACGAACAAAAGGTAGTATAGGCGAAGCACTAAAAGATCCTAGACGCCAAGTACCCGCAGTACAACTTGATAAAGAATTAAAAGCGCTAAATGGGTTTATAGATACGCTACTAGATATTGTAGAAGAATACGACGAAGTTACTAGCGATATTAAAGGTCTAAAAGCAAAAACTTTTGCTAAATATCGTAAAACTGATTCTAGTTGGCTTATTGAGTGGCAAAGTAGCGCTGAACAACAGCTAGCAGGTAGTGCAGTTGCACAAGTTGTTGGTAAAGAAAATACAGGTATTCGCGGGTTCTTGAAATCCGTAGGATACAGTAATCAAAGTTTAATTGAAAAAGCTTTAGAAAGCATGGTAGACGGTTTTATTAAACAAGGTTTAGTATCCGAAGGCTACGAAGGTCTAGCAGAATTAGAATCTTCGCCTGCTATTGTAAAACTAATAGAAGACAGATTAGTTGCTACCATTAGTGGCAAGAAACGAAAACTAAAAAGCGAATACACAGGAACAATAGGCGGACTGCCTGAGTTAACTGTTAGAAACGTTGTAGGTGCTGCTAAAGCTAAGGCAGACATTCAAAGAACTAAAGCAGAGTTAAAAAATCTAAAACAAAAAGTCACTAAGGCGAAACGAGAAGTAGAAAAGCAAGCATTGCCAGAAACAGTAAATTTAGTAAATCTACTTGCTATTTTAAATTCTCAGATACAAGACGTAGTTAGCGCTAATATGGGCGATGGAAGTAGAAAAGACATACTTAACTATAGAACTGGTAGATTTGCTAGTACAGTTAATATTGATCACTTAACCCAAAGCCGTGACGGTTTAATAAGCGTATTTTATAGTTATATGAAAAATCCATACGCAACTTTTAGTGCTGGTGGTAAACAAGACAGGCCAAAAACCCGTGACCCTAAATTACTTATTGGTAAGTCTATACGGGATATTGCGTCCCAGGTAGTGGCTAATAAATTAAGGGCTATATCAGTATGAGTAAAAGAAATAGCATTACAAAAGCACTAGCTGAAAAATTAAAAACAATTAATGGAACAGCTCCTTATACAACTAATTTGTTTAACAATAGTTATGCAAAACTAAAATTCTGGGATGAAATCCAGGATTTTCCTGCTGTATATCTTGTACCAGGTACTGAAGTACGTGAATATCATCCAGCAAACTTTACTTGGTGTTATTTGAATATTTCAATCAAGGTTTATGTTAGAGATCAAGACGATACTCAAAGCCAACTAGAAACCCTACTGCGCGATTTAGAAACATGTATCAATAATAATCGCGCACTAGTCTATGATCAAGCTAACGGCTTGGTAACGACTGAAATATTAATTCAGTCTATAATGACCGACGAAGGGCTACTAGTTCCTTATGGTGTCGGAGAGATGAACTTACAAGTGCGATACGCACTACAATAACGTTACCGGCACCAAAACAGATAAATGTCTAGTAGGTGTGCCTTACGTTTTAACCACAAGGAAATAAAATATGGCATTTAATTTAATTCGTAATAGTCGCGTATTTTACACAAGCAATGTAGATGCAACTACAGGTGCAGTTAAAAGTACGGGATTTACTACAGCTAATACCCGCGAAATTCAAGTTTTGGAAGGGTTCTCATTCTCACAAAGCACTACCTCAGAAACGATCACACTAAACGAAGCTGGTGCAACACCAGTTCGTGGACAGCGTAGTTTTAATACTGCACTAGATCCAGTTGAGTTTTCTTTTACAACTTATATGCGCCCAGCAGATACTGGTACTAATATTAGCTGTGAAGAAGCTGTTTTGTGGAACGCAATGTTCTCGGCTTCTGAAATTGGCGGTGCAAATCCTGCTTGGACAGACGGTGTCAGCACAGCTAACTGCGTAGTTACTAACTCAGATAAACACCAACTGTTAGCTTTTGGTATGATTATTGTGGTTGACGCTACAACTTTTGTTATTGATAACTGTGTATTAAACACAGCAACTATTGATTTCGGTCTTGACGCTATTGCTTCAGTGCAGTGGGCAGGACAAGGTGGTGTGTTACGCCAAATCACTAACCCAACAATCGGCTCTGGAGCCTTTACTGGTTCACTTACTGGTAACTTTTTAGCTAAAAACACAACTGC